GTTTGTGAAAAAGAATTCAAGCTCAGCATTAGAAAACTTATCAACAGTATTAATTTTTTCATCTGTTTGGTTTTTTACAATTGTTATGGTATTATCTATGTGGTGTATTTCTTTTGTGATAGAAACTACATTTTCTTTTACTGAATCGATTTTAGTATCGATTTGTTTATTGATTACTTGTGCTGAATCAATTTTAGTTTGGACTGAATCTATTCTTTGTTCATATCCTTTAACGTCTGTTCTAATACTGTTTGTAGTAAATATATTATAACCTATTAATACAATTACTATAACTAATAAAATGTTTTGTTTATTTTGCAACATCTCTATCTCCTTTGTGTTTATCTAACTTATCCAATATCTGAGTAAGTAATTCGTTTTTTACTACACCTACCATTGAGGCATTTTTTAAAATAGAAATTAACTGGAACACTAGGAAGGGAGCCATGATAGTCTCACTTAGCCAACTTGTTCCAGTAAATCCTTTTTCTATTGTTAATATAGCTGAAAGCATTACTATCCAAAATATGAAAGTTTTTAGTACACTTAATGCTTTATAAGTTCTGAATCCTTCTCTTTTAACTCCAGCCCATACGCCAAAGAACCCATCAGCAAATATTACAAATGCTACTGAAAGGTATTGTTCGATGTTATCTGCTGTTAGATTCATAAAGTATGAACCTATAAATGCGCATGCTGTTGTCAATGATAATGTAATTAAAAGTGAAGTCTTCATCTTATATTTTACTATTTAACGTATTCGTAGTACTTTTTAGTTTTTTCTGAACGATCTGCTAATCCGTGAGTACCACCGTTAATTCTTTTTGTAAGAGCTAATATGGCTGCATCGTTAATTCCTTTGTCGCATATCTCCCACAATTTATTTTTGTCAAAGAAGAACATTGCTGACTCAAAAGAATAAGTCGTTGCTACTAGATCTGGATTAGTCATAATTTCTGGTTTGTTTAAATACTTAGCAAATGCTGCGTAGTTATCCTTACCTGTTAATTGAAGAGCACCTCTTCCTCTAAATTTGAAACCATCTCCTGAAGCCTCTGCTCCATTACCCATTCTTGATGCGTAAACTCTATTTGCAATCTTCTCTGGATTTCTAGCGTAAGATTCTTCTAAGTTACCTGGGAAGTACTTTCCAAAGATCCCTTGAAGTCCTTGTGCTGAATAGTTTAAGTTTTCTGAGAATGCTTTGAATCCTCCTGTTTCGTGTGCCGTTTGTGCAAAGAAGTGTGCTGCTCTTACTGGAGTTAGTTTATAAAACTCCATTGCTTTTTTCATTGTACCAGGACCAAAAGCTCCATCAGCTCCTACTCCGATCTTTTCTTGTAAACTTTTTAAGCTCATAATTATTCTTCGTTGTTTGTTTTACCTCCGTTTTTCATTGCTGCAAACTTCTCTAGTACGTCTGGAAGGAATGAACCTAATGTGATGTACATGAATGCATCGAAGATGTACTCGTTTAATTCTAATGCTTTACCCATGTACCCTGTTACAAGGTCTACTGCAATTGCAATTACCATTACCATGAACGACATGAATCCGATTACAACTTTTTCATTGTAATCATTTGATTTTTTAAAGATACTGAAAAATCCCATAAAATAATTTTTTAAGTTAGTTAGAATATAACTAATTGGTAATAACAAATTTTTCATAGTAACTGTTTGGTTTCTAATAAATAGTCACAAAAAAAAGAGGCACGAGGCCTCTTTAATGTTCAATCAAAGTCTGAGATTATTGCTCAGAGTTTAAGCTTTTTAATTCCTGTGGAAGGAACTCAGTGTTAACATGACCACATGCTTTACACGCAAATACCGGAATAGGCATGTACGTTGTCTGTCCTGTTCCTGTAAGGATTCCACTTGCTTTTCTAATGTGAAGAGCCTCTTCAAAGAAAGTCTTTGAGCATTTCTCGCACTCTACCGGTAGGGTTTGATCAATCGATAGATTCATTCTTGGTTGTTGTTCCATTTTAATTTTGTTTTGCATTGCATAATTCATCTACCTTCACAGCATCGGCTGCTATTTGAAAGACAGTGGCCGGTGAGAGGTTTGGACCCTCTTTTGATATTTGAAGAACTTTTGATAAAAGTTGCTTGGTAAGAGACGTATGCTCACTTGCCTGTAGTACTTCTACAATAATGGCCACGCTTTTTTGTTGTTCGGTATTGTCAACGAACGATGGCTTTTCTCTTAACTCTTCGTATTTGGCTCTTGAATCTGACATTGATTATTTTTTTCTAGGGTAGTATTTTCTTTTCTTTTTAGTTGGCTTCACTGCCTCCACTACTGCCTCAACATTTACTGGTGCAATGTCGGCAACCTCTACTGCTTTTTCTACAACCTGTGGTGCTACTACTTCGGCAATAGTTTCTACCTGTTGTACTTCTTTTACCTTCTTAGCAGGCTTGTCAATAGGAAACTCTGATTTTTTCTTCTTGATGGTTGTCTTTGGTGCAACAGGACGTAGGTCTTTGTTGTAAAGTTCTTTTGCTAGGTCTGCTAATTCCTGTACTTCGGCATTGTTGTCAAAGTCTGCTTTGAATTCCGACATGGCTTTTGTTCCTTTTTGCATTTGGTATGCAATAAAAGCAGCTATTGCTATAACAGCCACTACTAAAATAATTGATGTTAAAATTGTCATATGTTTGTTTGTTGGTTAAAATTTGCGCGTGACACCTTCGGTGAGGAGGTTTGCGCCACCTCACCTCTCGGTCTCCTTTTTATTTGCTCTCTGCTGTTGATGCTTTTTTGTAGTCGGTGATCAACTTTTTAATCTCTCCAATTGCTTTTCTTGCTTGTGCTTGAGACTTTTTAGTTGTTCCATTATGACCTGCTACAAAACTTTGATACAACTCATCGATTTGTTCGAATAATTCTTGCTTGTTCATTTTATTTGTTTTTGATTAATATTACATAAACTGAGAAGGATTAATCTCCTCTTGTTTATCTTTTTCTTTTATGTTTGTTATAACACATTCTGTGATTAACATTGTTCCTGCAACTGATGCCGCATTCTCCAAAGCCAATCTTGTTACCTTAGTTGGATCAATGATACCTTGTGATAGCATATCAACATACTCTCCAACTCTAGGATTGAATCCCTGCCACTTGTCTTGTGCAAGTAAAGTTTCTTCTCTACTTTCAATGGTCTCTTGAGTTTCTCCTGCATTCAATAAAATTTGTTCGAATGGCTTTCTGATTGCTCTCATTACAATATCGAACCCTTTTTCTTGATCTGGGTGAGATGCTACTAATGGATTTTCTCTTAAGAAGAAAGATGCATTTAGTAAAGCAATTCCTCCTCCAGGTAAGATACCTTCTTGAAGTGCTGCTTTAGTTGCATGAAGAGCATCGTCTACTCTATCTTTCTTTTCTTTCATTTCAACTTCTGTATGACCTCCAACATGAATCATTGCTACTCCTCCAATAAGTTTTGCTAATCTGTCTTGTAAGATTTCAATCTCATAAGGTGAAACTGTATTCTCGATTTGTTCTTTTAACTCTTCGATTCTTTTTGTAATAGCTTCTTCAGTTCCTTTACCATCTACGATAGTAGTATCATCTTTTCCTACTGTTACTTTTCTAGAGTTACCAAACCATTCTAAGTTGAATTTATCCAACTTCATTCCTTTCTCTTCCGATACAACTGTACCTCCTGTTAGAGCTGCAATGTCCTCTAGCATAGCTTTCTTCTTGTCTCCAAATTCAGGAGCCTTTACTGCTACTACTCTTAGGATACCTCTCATCTTATTTACAACCAATGTCGATAAAGCCTCTCCGTCAATATCATCTGCAATGATAAGTAAGTCTTTATTTTGTTGTGATACTGATTCCAATAAAGGAAGCATTTCTTTTACGTGCTGAATTCTTTTATCTGTGATAAGGATTAGAGGATTGTTCAATACTGAGGTCATTGTATTGTTGTCTGTAACAAAGTAAGGAGATTTATATCCTCTATTGAATTGCATACCCTCTACAGTCTCTAAGTAAGTCTCTCCTGTTTTAGATTCTTCAATAGTAACTAATCCATCTCTTCCAACTTTATCCATTGCTGTTGCAATAAGATTTCCTACCTCTGGATCGTTGTTACCTGAGATTGTTGCTACTTGTTTGATTTGTTCTTCTTCAGTAACTTCTTTAGAATAATCTTCTCTTAGGTATTGGATTACTGCTTTAGTTGCAATATCAATTCCTCTTTTAACTTCTACTGCATTTGAATTTTCTAGTTCAGATAATCCTTGGCTATAAATTTCTCTTGCAAGTAATGTTGCTGTTGTAGTACCATCTCCAGCTAATCTAGCTGATTCGATTGCTACTTGCTTTACAGCTTGTGCTCCAGTATTTTCAATTGGATCTTCCAATTCTACTTCTTTGGCTACTGTTACACCATCCTTTGTTGATGTTGGGTT